ATATATGGCCATTATATATACTTCTTTTAAGGACCCCAAATGACCCAACCACTAAACGCCAAGGGCAAGCCCTTCAGCTGGAGCTACACCGCCCTTAACGACTTCGATGGCTCTGGTGGATGCCCCAAACGCTACGCCGCCAACCGCTTTTACTGCACCATTTCTTGGGTAGACACTGAGGCGATCATTTACGGCAACAGGGTGCATAAGGCTGCCGAGCTTTTCTTGAAAGGCATCCCGCACCCGGACATTGAGGCGTTGAAACCCGTCGAGAAATATGCGACGGCCATGCTCCGCTCCGGCCACAAGGTCGAGGCCGAGCTTGAGATCGCCCTGACCCGACAATTGAAGGCTGTGTCCTGGTTCTCAAAAGACGCCTGGTTCAGGGCCAAGCTCGACGTGGTGGTTACCAAGGTCAAGGAGAACGCTGCTCAGCTGTACGATTTTAAGACCGGTGGCAAGATCAAGGACGACGAGGACCAGCTGCGAGTCTGCGCTGCTGCCCTGTCAGTGGTCAGGCCGTACCTGCAGGAGTTCGGCGGGAAATATATCTGGACCAAGCACCAGCAGACGACCGGCATCAAGCCGATCACCAAGGCGGATATCCCCAAGGTCTGGCAGGAGTTCCTGCCCCGGGTGCAGAGGATGGAGGATGCCTGGGCGTCGGAGCACTTCCCAGCCAGACCTTCAGGACTTTGTCCTTGGTGCCAAGTAAATGATTGCGCTTCACGGCGCGGGGAGAGGAGAGTATGAGAAAAGAATTTCCACTTAGGACAATTCTGACAGTGACAACTGGAAGGCTCTTGACGGCCCCCAAAGGTCCGAGAGACAATGGGATAGGGGGCCTGTATGAGATTCTTGAGCACATTACTGGCGAGGCACCATACACACATTCGCTCGGCAGGTTCGCTGCTGAGGCAAAACCTCAGCTACTGGCTGAATTTCCAGAACTTGCCAACGCAGATACGGAACGGCTTGATTGTCTGATGGCATATGCTGGCGGGATAGCTCGGTGGTTGGCGATGTGTGTATCTGACTATGGAATGAAGGAGTCCTACTCAATTATAGGGGCGAGTGTTGAGCATACCAAGAAGAACCCAATTACGGAGCTTGTTGATCTGCTTACCAAGCCGAAGGAGCCAACATGATCACCTCATACGAAGACTACATAGACTGGTGCTGGGACCGAGACCAGGAACCGCTGTCCGAGGATGAGTGGGCAGCAGAGGTAGCACAAGCCCGGGCCGACAGGCTCATAACTGACAAGGAGATGGATGATGATACTAACTGAAGAACAACAAAAAGAGTTTGAAGCGGCTGTTCGTCCGTTGATTAAGTGGCTAAACGACAACGGACATCCGCACGTCCATGTCGTCGTCGACAATACCGCTGCAGAGTTGTCTGAAGGTGTGGCTTGCTTTAGGACCGAAGAATATTGGAAAGACTGAGGTGAAAATGAAACCAGTAACAGTTCTCTACCACTCAGACGCGGATGGCATGGCGTCCGCCTACGCAGCCTGGAGAGTCTACCAAGACACGGCGACATATATCCCGGTCCAGTACAACCAGCCGGTGCCGGAGATCCCTGAGGGCACCACGCACCTGCTCATCGTCGATTTCTCTTACGACCGGGAGACCTGCGACGCTCTCGCCGGCAAATATGCGCTGCTGGTCATCGACCACCACAAATCTGCAAAAGAGAATTTGCGCGGTAGCAACTACGCCATTTTCAGCATGAACAAGTCCGGCTGTGCTCTGACCTGGGAGTATTTTCATAAACGCGAGCCGATGCCTGCCATCCTCGCCTATGTCCAGGACCGAGATCTGTGGAAGTTCGAGTTACCGGACTCGGAGACCATCAACCTTTATATCGCCACCCTGCCCTTCGAGTTCGATGCGTGGCACGACGAGGCCAGTAGCCCGTACTTTATCTACAGCGCCTACGAGGCCGGCAAGTATATCCAAACCTTCCGCAACGGCCAGATCAAAGCTGCCCTGCGCGACGTCCGGATCATGTTCTGGGACATCCACGAGGTGCCGGTGCTCAACTGCTCCGCCAACGTCAGCGAGGTCGGTAACGAACTCTGCCGACAGTACCCAGACGCCCCGTTCTCGGCTACCTACTGCGACAGGAAAGGGGTGCGGTCGTGGTCACTGCGATCGGTCGGTGACTTCGATGTTTCCGAGGTGGCTCGGCGGTATGGCGGCGGTGGGCATCGGCAAGCCGCTGGGTTTGCTACTGGGATTGGAGAGTTTCCTGCTGACTTTTTATGGGGGGAGTGATGGCATCCGTAAATGAGAAGGAATGTAACAGTGTAGGACTGAATACCAAAGCAGTGTTGAAAATAGCAAATAGGCTGGAAGGTGTGATGCGCGACGCAAAGAAGATGGGGGTATCGCTTTTTTGCGGCGGCTCCAACACGTTGCGGTTTAACGATGGGCACCAACAACTGTTGGTTGTCGGGCATTTGGGATTTCAGAATGCTGACGGTGGAGATGGCGGTTGCAGTGAAGATCCAAACGGCTTGCTAAGGGGGGAGTGATGGCCACTCCGGAAAGCAAGATCAAGAGCCTGGCCCGAGACCTCCTCGCCCGCTACGACATCCAGCCTGCCAGCAAGGCAGGGACGTTCAAGCAGGCAGCCGGATGGTACTACTTTGCAGTACAAGGGATGCTATCCGTTAAAGGCATACCTGACATAATAGGGCAATATCGAGGAATTTTCTTCGGAGTTGAATTAAAGGCCCCCGGTAAAAAACCGACAGGCTTTCAAAAGCTACAGCTGGACGCCATCTCCTGCTCCGGTGGGGCGGTCTTCGTGGTGGACGGGCCTGTGACTTTGAAGGTTTTTGAGGAGTGGCTGAAGAACGTAAAACTTTTGGGAGAGATTGAGAGATGCCAGTAGTAGATATGCTAGGGGAGCGAGTAGGCAGGCTTACTGTGCTTGAACAATCCGGAAAAGACAGACACGGTAATATACATTGGAGATGTTCTTGCGATTGCGGAGCAGAGACAAGGGTCAGTGGGGCACACCTCCGCGCAGGGCGGACTAAGTCTTGCGGGTGTTTGCATAGGGAATGGGCAGTGAAAAGATGCACTACACACGGAATGAGCGAATACCCAGAATACCCTATATGGAGGGCGATGCTTCAGCGGTGTTCCAACCCTAAAAACGCCGAATATAAAAACTATGGGGCTAGGGGGATTTCAGTTGACCCTGTGTGGCGATCGTTCGAGGTGTTCATGGCAGATATGGGGCACAGGCCATCTGCAGCCCACGAGATAGATAGGAGAAATACTAACGGGAACTACGAATCGGATAATTGTAGGTGGGTTACTAGAGCAGAAAACTGCAGGAATTTTCGACACGCGAAGTGGTGGGTTATTGATGGCGTTGTCTTCAATAGCGTTAGCCATGCAGCAGGCTTTTTGGGAGTGGCCTGCTCCACCGTCATGCGGTGGTGTATAGGGCGTACTCGAGACGGGAAATTCTATGCGCCTCGTAGCAGTTGCTCATCCATAGCTAAGTATTGATATGGGAGCTATGCCTGCACGAATTATAAAAGATCATGTGGTAGTTGAGCACCAGAACCCAGACCAGCTTAGTGCTGTATTCCCAAACATCAAACGCGCTGTAATTGACTCGCGCACGTACTGCGCTGTACCATTCACATTGGATACCGCCAGAGTTCTTAATAATTTGGGAATATCTGTGCCAAGTCCGATCAGGACGCAGTATGACTGGCCGGGGAGATACACCCCAAGGTGGTATCAAATCGAGTCAGCGGAGTTTTTCACCTTTTACTCCCGTTGCTATTGCCTGTCCGAAATGCGCACAGGCAAGACCCTCAGTGCCCTGTGGGCTGCCGACTACCTCCGCCGCACCGGTAAGATCCGTCGCACCCTGATCGCCGCCCCGCTCTCCACCATCTATGATGTCTGGGAACAGAATATCTTCGAGAGTTTCCCATTGCGCACCTTCGCCGTCCTGCACGGCAGCCGGCAGAAACGTCTTGAGTTACTCGCTCGGCCGCATGATTTCTACATCGTCAATCACCACGGCGTAGGACTCATCGAGGAAGCCCTCGCCGCCCGCCCGGACATCGACCTGGTGATTGTTGATGAATTAGCAGAGCTGAGGTCAGCAAAAAACAAGAAGGGCGTCCTGTGGGCGCCGATGAACCGGGTGCTGAACAAGCAGGGCATCATCCGATCCGCCTGGGGCCTGACCGGCACCCCAACCCCCAATGAGCCGCCTGACGCATTCGGGCAGTGCAAACTGATCACCCCGGAGAACTACCGCGGTCACTTCACCAGCTTCAAACATGAGACCATGCTGCAGTTCGGGCCGTTCAAGTGGGTGCCGAAGAAAGGGGCGGAAGAGTCCGTTGCCAGGATACTGAAACCTGCCATCCGCTTCAAGCGCACGGTCTGCTCAACCATGGAGCCATGCTTCATCGATCGTCGGGCTCAATTGTCGGCGGAGCAGGAAAGAGCATACAAGCAGCTACGCAACCAGGCCGCCACCGACCTGCGAGGGCAGACAGTTACAGCAGTTAACGCTGCGGTATTATTGAGTAAATTGATCCAGGTGAGCTGTGGCGTGGCATATGACGCAGAGGGTAAACTGGTCAAGTTCGACTTCGGGCCGCGCCTGAAGGTCCTTGAGGAACTGATCGAGGCCAACAATGAGAAAGTCCTGGTCTTTGTACCCTTCACTGGAGTCCTGAACACCCTCGCCACCGAGCTTCGCAAGCGCTGGTCAGTGGCAGTCGTCGATGGCAGCGTCTCGGCTGGCCGGCGGGCGCAGATCTTCCGGGAGTTCCGCTCCCTGCCCGATCCCTGGATCATCATGGCCAACCCGGACACCATGGCTCACGGCCTCGACCTGACTGCAGCTTCGTTGTCGATCTGGTACGCCCCTTATTTGAAAGCAGCCAAGGTTCAGCAGGCCAATGCCAGGACGGACGGCTCGAAGCAATCGGCGAAGATCGACATCGCTCATATCTATGCGACAGCCGAAGAGAAACGCGCTTACGACGTCCTGCTCGGCAAGGGGCGCTTTCAAGACGTCGTCTTGGAGATGGCAAACAAAAAGTAAACCCCTTCACAAATAATTGTTGACAACCCGTTTACAAAGAGCTAAGGTTGAATTGAATGAGAGAAAGCAATGACCACTTAATGAGGAGCAGGATATGAAAGTTCATGAGCTTATCACTTTGTTACAGAACTACCCGATGGACACACCGGTTGTATGCCTTCATGAAGAGTCTGATTGGGGGTACAGTGAGGAACGAGGGTCGTTTGAAATTACTGATTGCATAGAAGGAGAAGTTGAACGCGTGGAAACGATTACGCTCTGTCATATTCAAGGAGAAGAAATCAAAGCAGTGCGAATTTCTTAAAGGACCTGAAAAATGTCTATTTTATTTGACCATCTGATAGACGACGATACCAACTGGTACGGAGAAGAGATGGGCAACAACCGAAGAGAGAATATTGGCATGATGAGCATGGCGGAGTATAAGGTTCTGCACCAAGGCTGCCCGAAGTGCGGCAGGGCTCCGAACAAGCTCACCAGTGTCAACTACCCGGCCCCGCCGGACCTCAACGTCGTCGAGTGCATGTGCAACTGGATCGGCACCGTCAACG